CATACATGTAGGTTCATCTGTATATTTAAAACCCTTTACGTATACGATTCTAGCCACATCATTTTTAGCAGTAAGAGAATCAACTGATACGAGACTTTTTGAAAATCCAAATTCTTCAAATAATGAAAATTTTTTAGCTTTTTGTCTAGCTTTTTCTCTACATTGTTCCCTTATATATTCATCTATACTCATGCCATTAGGTCGAGCTCCTAGACCACTAATGTCAATGCCACCTGTTTCAAACTCTGTTATAAATGATCCACCTGGTTTTAACATAGTAAGTAAAAAATCTATAATAACAGGATTACCATCGCGATATTTATCTGTAGAAAAGTCAAATATAATAACATCAAACTTCTGACAATATAAAATAGCTAGTTGCCTATTTACATCAACGTCGTTAAAACTCGCTACTATATGTCTTGGGCCTACTTCACCTTTCGTAGAATCATATGTATAATAAGCAGGATCTCTATAAAAATCCCTCTTGTCATCACGATGCTCACTTGGCTTTGCTCCGATAACTAAAAATGCAGGGCTTGGTATAGCCCCGGGATTTGGAAATCGACCTGTATTTAATCTGTGTCTTTCAGCTTCATTACAAGGTTTAATACTTGTAAAATCCATCTAATACAAGTCTATCTTTTTTCTCGAACTAGATGTAACATCGGGGCCATACGCAATATCATCGTCGGTTCCACTTTCAGCTTCAAAGAGCCGTTCGGTAAATGCTCCAGGGTTTCCAGAAGAGACATCAATCCATGTGTAACAGAATTCTTTAATGAGGTAGTCGTAGCGGTTTCCGATAATATCGAATACACATTCCCAATTAGAGACAAACGTAATAAGACATCCTGTATCTACGAACAAGTCAAATGTCTCCCTATCATCCTTAAGATTGCGATGCATGGGTTTGGGAATGTTTAGTGTAACATCGCGATTGTCCTTTGTAGTATCCATAAGATAACAAAGGGAAAGTAGTTTATTTGCTAGATAATCATCATCTCTTAGCCATTTATAACCAATAGCCTTCATCCATGGGTCAATGCCCTCATAGAAGAAGTAAAGAATAGCTTCTTCCATGGTCCCCTCATTCTCCTTCAGACACCCATGTCCAACATATGCAAACTGATTTTTCCACTCATTATACGATAGCATCTACGTATATACAATATAAGTGAGTTATACCTAGTGCTAATTATTCGACGCCTTCAATTTTTTGAGCCGTAGGCTGGTAGTCACTTGCCTTTGTTGTTTCACATGTTGAACAAAATCATTTGCCATTTTCTCAGGATTAGGAATTTCAGGATGATTTTTGAAAAAAGATAAGGCGGAATCTTGTAAGGCTTTCATTGTTAGTCCGGCAGTGGCCTTTTCTTCCTGTAATTGTAATTGTCCTCCGGAGATTTGAATTACGGCATTAGACATTTGATGTTGTGTCAATAAACTCTGTATTTGTTCCTCATATGTATCGCGTTGTTTACGTGCAAGGCCTATTTGTTTATTAAGAGAAGCTGATAAATTATCATAGTGAACCCATCCTCGAACATTGTGTGCTAGTGCATCATTGTTCATTTATTAAGAAACAGTATTTAAGGCTGCGTCCATTACCGCATTTGCTGCGCTCAGTGGTTTAGATGACATGTGTAATTGAAACACTAATAAGCCAACTGATGTAACAGACATAAGAAGGATTAGTGAAAATAGAATACAGGTCAGAATGATATAAGGGAACGCCCGGTCTAGCAAATAACGAAGCATTGGGTCAAGACATGAATTTTGAATACGTTCACGATTTGTTGGTTCTTGGAAGAATTCGACTGCTCGATCTAAGATATTGTATACCATAGTCCCGGGCTTTGACCTCGACATTTCTAGTAATGGGTATTTAAACTTGAATTACGTCTGAAACGCAGAGAATGTCTTTTGTTGCACCTGTTTGGGATTCTGCTAATGGGCATTATGTTATCGAACTTCTACCTACTTTTAGCAATAAGTTACTTGCCTTTTTAACCAAGGATACTAACGGCAGCACCGTTTTTACGGAAAATGATGCGGTAGAGAACTTTACAGATGAGGTCATTAATAATCTTATAGGGGAGGGAGCTAGTAATAATTGGTTTGCTAAGTTACCTTCGCATGACCAGCTTGTGAAGCGAGTAAGGCATAGTTTTAAGAGATTGGCTTCGAATAATGAAAATGCAGCTAATCTGAGAACTCTTTTGCTAACTCCAAAGGTTGTTACGTTTGTATGGGAGCCTACATTTGTTAGTGTGCCTACAACTCCTCAGATTTCATTTGATGACAGTGAAGCCGAAGATTCAGAAGATTCATCTGAAGGGGATGAGGTTGAAATTTCTGAGTCTGCCCTCCCACCCGTTGAACTTCAAGACGATGTTCAACAATCTAGAGAGGAATATCTATTAACACGTCTCCGGGCCGCCCGCGCCAGAGTTGAGGCGGAGCAGATACGGATGCAATATTTTGAGACAACTGGAAGAATGCCCCCGGATTCGGAAGATGAAGATGAATGAGTGATATATTTTTTATACAATGCTAACAGAATAATCGGATGTCATCCCTAAGAACTCGTGATGTTGTATTAGGCTTAGTTGCTCTCGCGGTTATCGTGTTCGCTGTTTATCTCATCGACCCGACGCTCGGTGGGCTTCTAAAACGTGATGGATTTATGGGTTCTACTTTATCACCTGCTGCCCTTGGTAACCAACCTGCCAACTTCCCCGGTGGGGCTGGTGCCTCTATGCGGGATGCCATTATGTCCAATCCTAACAGGGCTGAAGGTTTTGCCAACTTAGGCGACATGGAAGGCCCTGCGTCTTTTGGTAATGCAGAGAAGCCTGAGGGCTGCTATCCTCGTGACCAGCTAACGCCAAGTGAGTTACTACCTAAGGACCAGAATAGTGTTTGGTCTCAGCAAAACCCAATGGGCTCTGGTTCCCTAAAGGGCAAGAACTTCTTGTCTGCGGGTGCCCTCATTGGCATTAACACGGTTGGCCAGAGTATGCGTAACGCGAACTATCAGCTCCGCTCAGAGCCCCCGAACCCTCAGGTTGCCGTATCCGTTTTTAACCAGAGCACGATTGAGCCTGACACGAATAGACGCTCTCTTGAGATTGCCTAACGCTTTTAAGAAAAGCGTAGCAAAAGTTAAAACGCAAGTCTATGACTTGCCTAATTTACAAACTCATATAATATCATCATAAGATATTATACGAGTTTAGATGGATACAATTGTATCAGGGGTTTGGGGGTTCTTTCATAACGCAACATCCTCATATCCTATAATACATGTTCGTAGTAAAGTCGATGGGCTCATGTATAATGTGCGCGATATGCCTGATAAACAAGAAGCAGCCGATCTTCTCGCACGTGTCAGACGCAAGTTACAGCAATTAATTGATGTTCTCCGGCAAAGATATCCGAATAAACCTCAGGTAATCCAATTAAATGAGAAATTTGAAGCAGACCCAAAGCGCTTTTATGAAGCGACGCCTGATTCTGAGCATGTATCATATAGTGTAAATAAAGGAGATAGTATTCATTTATGTTTACGTCAGAAGGATGAGAAGAAAGAACCATTAGTTGAAGAAAATGTCATGGTCTTTGTTGCTCTACATGAAATGGGGCATGTTATAACATCTCCAAGTGTTGCAAGTCATGGACCTGAGTTCTGGAATAACTTTGGATGGTTACTAAGAGAGGCAGAGGCAATTGAAATATATAAGTATCAAGACTTTCGTGCACACCCAGTTAAATACTGTGGTGAAAGTATCACAGACCAACCAAAATATAGTCCAGAAAAAGATTATCCGGATGTCACTGGTGACCCATTGAAGATAGGGACCGCAAGTAAGAAGAGATAAAAAGAATGCGAGAATGAGCATAGTTAAAATTAATGATTGACGGTAGATGTCACTGGACTTAGGGAAACAGTTCAAATCGCTCCTCGAACCTGAAAGGATGGAGGAAGGATTTGTTGACCAAGTATTACAATTTAAAATACATCGATTTACTTCTGGTGAAGAAGACGTTGAAGAAGTTGAGTTGGGTCCACTTCCCAGATGGTTTACATTGTATGAAGTGAAACTTGCTTTATGGAATAAAAAACAAAGAAATCCGGCATTCTCACCTGCGGTTGTTTTTATGGGGGTTAGACCTGGTGAGGAAGATAGTGAGTTGCATGAGGCTTCCTTGCTAGAAGCTGAGGCTCCCTTGCTAGAAGCTGATAGTCAAGCTAAAGTTGCAGCAGAGGAACTCGAAGCTCAAGCGGTAGCACCTTCACGTAAACCAGTTCTATTAAAAAGTAAAAAACTAGGAACATCTGCGGCTCCCTTGCCACAGGCTGAGGCTCCCTTGCCACAGGCCGAGGCTCCCTTGCCACAAGCTGATACAGTACTAAATGAAGCTGATACTATATTTGATACTCAAGCTAAAGTTGCAGCAGAGAAACTCGAAGTTCAAACGGTACCTGAAGTTCAAACGGTACCTGAAGTTCAAACGGTACCTGAAGTTCAAACGGTACCTGAAGTTCAAACGGTACCTGAAGTTCAAACGGTACCTGAAGTTCAAACGGTAGCACCTTCACGTAAACCAGCTCTATTAAAAAGTAAAAAACTAGGAACATCTGCTTTACTACAGGCTGAGGCTCCCTTGCCACAAGCTGAGGCTCCCTTGCCACAAGCTGAGGCTTCTTTACCAGCATCTGAACTTCCAGATGCACAGCCAACTGCATCAGCAGTCAGGGCAGCCCTGGGGCTTCCTGAAAGGAAAAGACCACTCTTGAAACTTCCAAAAAAGAAGGGTGGTGCTATTACATATATGCCCATTGAAATTCTTTGGAAAACAGATGCGTTTTTTTCACTTGTAAGCCCCGAATTACGTATGACGGGTCCTCCAGATGAACGCTTTGTGGACTCAGCGGGTTCTCAGAAATCAGTTGGTAAGACGAATAGAATTCGTATGACTATATCTGATATATTTGAACTCGATAAAGGCAAGGGGATTCCAGAAATTCATGTATTTCTGTATACTGACTTAGTTGAACGTATAGTTGGACCACGCCCTTTAGGAGAACGTGATGTATATGGTCGTATCATACCATATTTTCCATATTTGGACCCTACAAATTTACCAGATTCTACCGGGCAAGGTGTAATAACAGCTATAATACAAAAGCAGGCAGAGCAAACTGCTGCAGCTTTGAAACAATGCGCGTATTTAAGTACCTTATTATCTGAATTGGAAGGTGAACTACAATTACCTACACTAGACGGTGTGAAGTTCATTCGATGGGCATGGAATATGGCTCCTTCTAACTGGGAAGGCCCTGCTATTTTATTCTTTGGAACTCGAGTTACCCATGAAAGACCATTTATGCGATTTTTCCCAGGAACTGGACAACCTCTCACCAAAATTCACGTCAAGGGTATTCTACCTATTCCAGATTTAGCAGACCCAAGCCTCTTGATGACATGGAAACAAGATAAAAATCCAGATGTTGGTAAGGATTGTATGTATATGAAATTATCTTTATCGGACACACGCGATAGCCCACTGTATGCAACAATGCGTATATGGAATGATGGGACTTCTGATTTGCTTATTCAACCACCGAAAAACAAACGAAATCTAGATCCACGTAGTGACTTGGAATCCGCCCCAGAATCTATAGAAGCCGCTATGGTTGATTTACCATACACTTCACATAATCCATCTCTTGCTCAAATAGATGCAGTTTTAAAAATACGTCTTCGGAGAGATGATACCCCAATTACAAAATCTATCTTACAAAAGAGATTAAAGGCATTTTCATCAGTGTTCCAGGAAATTCCTCCTTTACCAGAGGAAAATCCTCTTGCTATGATTCGTTTTAAGGGGATTAGCAATTTCTCAAGTGAAGATCGCATTTTTACTTTTCTGACACAAATTGCAAGCCATGAAATTATAGCTGGAGAAACTCGAGAAGAAACATGGGCACCACGTGTATCTGAGGAATTTCAAATTCCGTTAAATGAAGCAAGAACTCAGGTTGTCTCATGGTTAGCACAAAGAAACGAATATGTTTTAGCCGTTCCTGAGACAAAGGATTACATTTTGAATAAAAATCCTGGCGTAGATATTGCAATATACGCACAACATCCAATTTATAATTTTCACATATATAGGGCTGAAAGTTTTCAAGTATATAAGACACTCACGAATTTGCTTGGCCTTCTAATTTCAGCACCTGCTGACCGTTTTACAAGTGCTGCTACTGTCGCAAAAGCAACACCTGCTTTGGCACCTCCTCCTAAACCTATTACAGTCTTACCAGTTCTAAAAGAAGAGACATCTGAACCAGTTCCCGCTGAAACTGGCATTAGTCTACATGAAGAGGGTGATGTGGATTCGGAAGGCGATGAACTCCCTGAATTTCTAACAGGCATGAATAAACCAGCTGCAGCTCTGCCTCCTTCGGCCCCAGCTCTGCCTCCTTCGGCCCCAGCTCTGCCTCCTTCGGCCCCAGCTCTGCCTCCTTCGGCCCCAGTTGTTAAACCTAAGACGGTATTAAAAACACGAAGAAATAGACCGACTGCTCAGAGTTCCGTTAAACCTTCGGTTGTACCTTCGGTTGTACCTTCGGTTGTACCTTCGGTTAAACCTCTGATTAATTCTGAAAATAGTAATTTGGAAGAAATATCTTCAAATGATATTCCTGAAATAGAAGGATATACTCTTGAACTTATTAAGAGCGATGGTTGGTGTTTTTATAATACTATATTACAGGCGCTAACAGGAAGTTACAGCCAAGAGAGATCATTGGCACTTGCCAAACGGGTTTCCAAGTGGTTGTCAGAAAATAGAGAGTTTGTCTTTGATGATTCTGGAGAAACAATCGAGGCGCGTTATAATACAATATTAGGGGGGCAAGTTATAACTATATTTGGGGACCCTACCACAACAGGTAAAATTCTGACATTTGATGAATATATAGCAATAACTATAGAAACAACTCCAAGCGGTGCACCAAAAGTGTGGCCAGAATTAATAATAGCAGGGCATGCAATTGCGAATTTACTAAATATAACTCTAAATACATATAAAATATTTAGCCCAGGAGGATTTCTTCCTTCTGGAATGTATGAACCAAAAGATAAACAGCCTTTAAAAATAATTCATATGTTTAATGCGAGATCAAATCATTTTGATTTATTGAAACCAGATAATCCAAGTGAATTAGAAGACCTTACAAAACCATTTACAGGGAAAATAGAGGAAGAAGCTCCTCCTGCTGAACCCGTTGTTGAACCTCCTGCTGAACCTCCTGTTCCTGCTGAACCTCCTGTTCCTGCTGAACCTCCTGTTCCTGCTGAACCTCCTGTTCCTGCTGTGGAACCCCCTGTGGAACAGGAAGAAGAGGAAGAAGAAGAGGAAGAAGCCGTATTTCCAACGAATGACAATATACCAGATTTTATGAGAGGAGGTGCAAAGAAATCCCTTCAAATACCTGAAGGAATGACAGAAGATGATGTAAGGGCAGCAGAAGCATTCAAAAAGCCAACAGATTCTAAAGCAATAAAGGTTAAGAAATATTATATTGATAAACTTAAGTTAGCAGACGCAGATGTATTCAATTATTCTACAGCAGGTACTGGAGAACGTGGATATGTAAGTCACTGTGCTGCGAATGAATCTCGTCAACCAATTGTTTTAGACAAGGATGAATTCCAAGAAATGATGCAAATATATGAAGATGATGAAGACTTAGAGTTTGTAGTTTATCCAGAAGAATCTTCTAAAGAAGTATCATTCCCTAGAAGAACGTCAGAGGGGGGGGAGGAAGGTCGTTGCGGACAGCCATCAAAGGATGAGAATCAAGCTGGAACATTTGATGGTAAGAAATTTCCCAGTGAAAAAAATAAGGAAATTATAACATTAGTAAAATATGGTTCTAAAGCTAAAAGAGTAAATTACTATTTCTGCCCTCGGCTCTTTTGTGTTAGAGATCGTCTAATGGTAAGATACAAGGATTTTAAGTCAAATACAGATAGAAAGGGTCTACCAAAACCAGAAATGTCTTGTCCATTCTGTAAAGGCATTTTAGTAGACCCAGATTCATTTGATAAAGATTCAGACCGAGATCCAAATATGACTGTTTTACAACGTAAGACAAGACCAGGTTCTGAATCAGAAAGACAGATTTACATTGGCTTTTTAGATAAGAAGAAAAATCCAAGTGGGATGTCATTGCCATGTTGTTTTGCAGATGGTAGCAAACGTTTTACAAGTGACAATGACGCAGAATTCGAGAAACTTGGATTGCCTCCTATAACGAAGGGCGCTAAGCCATTGCCGCAGGCACCAGAACCTAAGCCACAGCTGCCTGTGGCACCAAAGGCGCCATCACTTGCCCAATCAGTTGCCAACCAAATTTCAGGTAAAGAAGTTTTACCAGTTGAGCTCCCTATACAAGCACCTGAGCCTAGGAAAAAGTTAAAATCTAAACAGGTTCAGATAGTAGCACCAGTTTTAGAAGTTCAGCCAAGTGAACAGGAAGAACCTTCGGATGATGACCGGACAGAAAAGACAACTCAAAAACAAAAGCCCATTGATACTTCCTATGAGGCTAATTTTTACCGTGTAATGCAAGGGATTAGTGTTAAGACAATTGTCGATTCTTCTAGAATACCCCTGGAAATAGTTATACCCAAAGCAGGAGCACAAATCGATCCTAAATCAGGTCCTCAAGTAGGACTTCTTCCACCAGCTCTTGATTTATTCTTTGAACAAGATTCTACGTCAGATAAGTTCGCAGCGCGCGATATTACCCGAAAATTAAAACCGACCGCGGAAGGATTTCTTAGATTGGGTGTTGATAATACAGATTTGAATAGGTCATTTCTTTCTGCCTTGGTACCATTTTTACAAAAGGAAGGGAATGCCCAGACAGTTATAGAGACATATTTGACAACCCAGATTAATCCTGAGAAATTTATTCAAATGAACAGTGGTAATTTGGTAAACGAATTCTTCAATAAATGTCAGACAAAAAGACAAAATGATATGCGTCAGTGGGCATATCAGTATTTACGTGTAGATAAACTGACAAGCAGCAACATTCCTGCAATTGAACGTGCCATGAATTCATATGAATGTTTTAAGGATTTTATGGGTGATATTAATCAGAAAAAGGATTATCGCCTCTTGTATCAAGCACTCGCAGAACCTGGATTTGCATTATTGAGAGGACTTGTTTTAATTGTTCTAGAGGTGTCTATAGAGGAAACTACGATTAAAAGGGGAGATAAATCTGAATTAAAGCGTGATATAAAGTTCGAAAAAATACGAACTCCGCCTTATCCTATAACAGAAAAACAAAGGCAATCTGATATTGGATTTATTATACACTACTCGAAGGTTTCACGCGACAGATATAACCCCGAAAAAAGAATATTTAAGAATTATGGTTGGGAACCTTTGGTACATGTCAAAGGAAATTTACCTGATGGAAGACATATACCTACAATTAAATTCCAGTGGTCTGAGATTTCTGAATGGCCACCAATTGTCTTAAAACGTGTAAATGAATTTTTTGACGAGGCAGCTGGAAGAAGAGGACCCTTTACCAGTCAGTTCGGATTTGACCCCCGTGATCTAATTGGTGCATCTGACATTATTTCTGAAATTACAAGGGCTAAACCAAATGGGATAATTAGGGACGCATACAATCACATGGTGGGTGTTGGATACAAGGATTCGTCTAGTGATATTATTTCCGTCCCTGTATCTGACGATGGTTCCTTACATTTCATAAAAAATACATTTTTTGATTGGGATGATTTTAGTCCAGCATCTGCAGACAACATAGTGATGTTTTACAGAAAATTCTTACTTTCTACAGTGTCCTTGAGACCATTTGCTTCTGAGTATAGGCCAAGGCGTCTGAGAACACAGGGTGACAAGGTGGTAGGTGTAGAGTTACAAAATAAATTTGTAGTCCCTGCAAAAGATCCTGTAAAACCAATTGCTGACCTTGAACCTTCTAAACTCATAACTGAATTCGAATGGCAGATAAACAAAGATATTGCATATGATTCTAAAATGCGTCTGAAGGCATTTCAACATGCTGAAGAAGAAGATACCAAGAAATATATACAACTTGAGACATCCAGTATTCAAGACGAAATAGAAGACGTGTATCAACATTTACGCCTTTCATTTTCATCTTGGTTAGCTAGACCTGGTTCAGATGCACGGGGTGGTTCTGGCTTCAGAACTAAGTTAGAAGAAATTCTAAAGCGCTATGATTTACCGGTATTTGAAAAGAGAAAGCGTTTAGACATGCTGTTAGAAGGTAAAATTATGAGATGGCTGGAACCAAGTGATGATGAAAATGAAACTGAGCTAGGATTTTTGAGAATTGATTGCCTTTCTCAAGGTGAAACAGGATGTTCAGGAAGATGTAAGTGGAAGGCAGAAGATAACACATGTAGAATTCATACTCCTGCGACTATCAGGCCAAATGACGTAAAACTTAGTGTCCCTAGAATGTTATATTTACGTTTGATAGACGAATTAATTCGCTTTGCATCTAGAAGACAAGAGATATTCGATAGAAAAGTTCCAAGGCTAACAATAAGACAGGATGCTCAACGCATTGGAGACCAGTATATCGTGCCCGAAGGTTCATCAGATTGGAATTCTTGGTGGGAATTATTGAGATCTGAGTGGTTCAACGCTGAAGGAGATACTGCGAAACCATTTGACGAAATATACGAACCCATCCCTGAATTATCTAAAGACGCATAAAGATTCTGCTTGTAAAATCAGTAGATGGCGGAACACAGGGATGTCCTTGAACATTATCATATGCTTGGGAGTAATGTAATAAATAATGCGAATGTTACACTTTTTAGAAACCCAAATATACCTAATTTAAATAATGATATCTCTGGAAATTACTTTAATTCTGGAGATTACTACGAGACAGATAATAATAAGTTGGAAGATGCATATAATGGCCTTCTTGAACAAAGAAATCAACTCATAAGTCCAGTCCTTAGTACAAGTGGAAATATGAATGAAGAAGAATTGCTTATAAATACAAATTTACAGACGGCTACTTTATTCAAGCGACTGAATGATGAATTTAAGCAAAAACAGAAGACGTTGGAGATATATAATTCTGACCTCAAGTCCGTATTGGACACGCCTTTGAAGATTTCAAATTATATGAATTCATTAAAAACAGTATATATGTCAACCGATCCATCCACCGTTGATGGTTTGGTTACATTGATTAATACTAGTACAACTTTCTTCAGAGATACGAATACTAAATTATCCGATATGTTACGAAAGAAGATTGCTGGATTGGAGGGGGAATTAGATGATATAAATAGAAAACTAACTGCTCTGCGCTCCCTAATTATAACAGGTGTAAATGACATTGTTAAAACGGAAGATACAACAAAAAAAATATGCCCTGTATGTTTTGACAATGAAGTGAGTATAGCACTTGTCCCATGTGGGCATACGTATTGTAGAGGGTGTGCAGAGGTAGATAAAAGTAGATATGCGAAATGTCCTCAATGTAGAACACAGATAAATGCGAGAATTAAGATTTTCTTTTCAATGTAATATTTAGATGGCCTTACAAGAAATAGTACTTGCAGATGGAATAGGGCCTGGTGAAGAAAGAGACCTTCGAATTGACCCTAGCATAATACCAATGTTAATATCATTATCAGGTGGTCACCTTAATCCCAAACAAATATCATGTGCGACTATATTAATTGGTCATATAAATGGTTCAATACAACAGAAGCTTATTAATAGAGCAGATGCAGTTTGTCTGGATAATGATATTAATCAATTAAATATCATTTCCGCTAAATTTAGCAGACTCGTTGGCTTATTAAGAGGTGAAGGGGGTGGGGGTGGGGGTGGAGGGCAACAGGTTCTTATAGGAGATATTAATGCTAAATTATCACATATTTTCTGTCCTTTTATATGGAGATTTTTAAATAGATATTCTCCGGATGAACACGATCTT